TGACGCCGCGTATGCACAGTACAAGGGCAAAAATCCCACGGAGGTTAAGCTCTAACCGACAGTCTGACCCAATCAGGAATCGAGGTTAAAAAAAACAATATGGCATACAACAGTTTTGGACAGGTTATCCCCGTACTCGGGCCGAATGTCGGGTTTCCGGGGAATGTTTCTCGCGTTGGTGAGCGCGTTATTGCGGCTCGTCCTGTGGCGGCTTCCGCCAGCGCAACCGCTGGCCTCCCGTTCGGTTCTGGTGCGGTTCTGACACCGACCAACAGCACTACGGGCGGTACGTGGCTGTCGCTTGCTGACTTTCTGGCTACGGCCGCGAATGCTCAGTACGTCAACTCTCAGTTCGCCGGAGTGGCGGTTCGTGAAGTCAAAACTATGCTCCAGTACACTGCCCTCGGGCAGAGCACCGGGACCACGGTTTCGACCACGGCAACGCAGGCGACGATTGGCTCGACCACTATCGTGGTGGCTTTGGCTACCGGGATTTCGATTGGTCAGGCAGTTGAAGGTTTCGGTATCCAGCCGAATACGCTGGTGACCGGCGTTTCCGGCACCACGATCACGATTTCACTGGCTACCACTGGCGTCCTCAGCACTACCAACGTCATCTTCACCAGTTCGATTGCGCCGGTGACTGGTTATTACAGTGCCGGTCAGATGGCGGAAGTTCTGGAGCGCGGTTCGATCACGGTCAACATCACCAACGGCACGCCGTATGCCGGTCAGGTGGTTTATGTTCGTACTGTTGCAAACGCCAACCTCGGCGCAACGGCAGTGGGCGACTTTGAGGCATCCTCCGATTTGGCGACTTCTTCGATCACGATTGGAACAACCGCTGGCAGCACTGCGCTGACCACTTCGGCTGGTACGGGCCTTGCTATCGGTCAGTACATCACCGGACCCGGTATTGCCGCGAACACAACCCTCGTTTCCGGTGCGAGCACTTCGTGGGTTATGTCGCAGCCTGCGCTTTACACTATCGCCTCGGGCGGTGCCATGAGCGCGTACAACACCATTCCGCTTCAGTTGAATTCCGCCGATCCCTATGTGGTATTCCGCACGGGCAATCTGGACTCCAACAACGTCGCGGAAATCACCATCAAGTCCCGGCGCGCGGCGTAACAGCGGCCAGAAAAAGGAGAAACAGGTACAAATCCAATGAAACAGAGCAATTTTCTCACTCATGGCCGCAGTGCAACCGACGCCTTCGCCCGTATTCGCGCGATGGCCGCAACGCGCACGAACGGTGGCCGGGTAACTGGAAGGGCACAGGCGTTTGACGCCGCCGGCGCGTCCGGTTATGCGTTCCTTCAGTCGCAACTTGAACTGATTGATCCCGATCTGGTCAAACCGCTTCAGGCGACCACTCATGCTCGTGATATCACCGTCAAAAATGGCGGTGGTTTCCCTGAGTTCATCAGCGCGTGGGCTTCCAACTACGCCAGCACCGGCACTCAGTTCTACGGCCTTCAGGGAACCAATAACACGGAAATTCCTGAAGCGCAGGTCGATATCCAGAAGGGTATTTGGCCGACATTCAACTGGACTTCCGGCTTCACCATCACCTGGATTGATCTTCAGCGGATGGAAACTGCACAGCGTATCGGCCAGCCTGCGCCATTCAGCTTGCAGGAACTGTACGAGAAGTCAGTGGCGACGATTTGGGGCAAAGCCCTCGATTATGTCACTTACAACGGTTTCCTCGGCAATGCTGGTCTGGTGAACAACCCCAACGTCCCGGCCTTCGTGGTTGTGAATGGCGGTTCGGGTACTCAGTGGACCACCAAGACGCCGGCGCAGATTCTTAACGACGTAAACTCTGCCATCAATCAGACCGTTATCAATAGCGGTTATGACATGGCGGAAGGTTGCGCCGATACCGTTCTGGTGCCGTATACGCAGTACGCTCAGTTGACGCAGCCATCGACCATTGGCGGAGTTGGCTACAATTCCACCATTGACTACATCAAAAAGAACTGTGTTGCGGCGGCTTACGGCATTGACCTGAAAATCTTCCCGCTTCCGAATCCGTGGATCAGCGGGCAGGGCATTGGCGGTCTGGATCGCGGCGTTGTGTATCGCAATGCGGAAGAAAATGTTCTGTTGCGCGTTCCGACTCCGATGACAAAGGCGATGACTGTCCCGACCACGAAGGACGGCGGCGCGTATCAGACCATGTTTGCCGGTAACGTGTCTAGCGTTATCTTCAAACGGACCACGACGATGGTTTACATGGACGGCATCTAACCAGAGCCATCCCAAAGGGGCGGGCAATCTGTAATATGGTTGCCCGCTTATTTTACAATCACAACAGCAGCCAAAGGAAAAACTCATGAATATCATTGTCCCCAAAAGAACACTCGTATTTACCAATCACGGCAACGGCGCAGGCTTGCAGGAAATGATGGTGAAGCCTGCTAACGGCGTTCAGGTGGTACCGGATTGGATTGCGGACACCCCGACATTTAAGGCGGCAGTTACCGATGGGAGCGTGGCGGTAGTTGGAGCTATTCAGGCACCGCCTGTTGTCGAAAAAGCACCGGAACAGACTGAAGAACAGCGGAAGGCACTATTCGATTCGATCAATGCCAGTCTGAAACCGGGACCGGCGTTGGAAGAACCAGCAGCGGCGACTCCTACCAAGGCAACGAAGAAGGCGGCGGCTTAATAACCCGTCATGTCAACCTGGAACAATTGGCCGTCATACGATCAATTCCTGTCTGAAGCATGGGGCTGGCCCAATGAAGTAGCTGGCTTTAGTTCGCTGAATGTTTCTAACGTAGTCACCGGAACGAACCCGCCTTATACGGCGGCTGATTTCCTGACTATGTATCCGAAGTTCGGCGGTAATCCGCTGATCTTAAACGGGACAATCACGCAGGGATCGGCGGTAATAACGAGCATTGATACAACGGCGGGTCTGACTCCGGGCCAGCCGGTGGCATCATACATACCGCTCAATGGCCAATTGCTTCCGGGGTATTTCCCTGCTGGAACGACTATCGTTTCAGTCGATACACAGAATCAAATCACGCTTTCCAGTATCGCCATTACGGCTCCGCTTGGGGGCGTAGGACAAGTGGCGGTTTACACGGCACCGTTCGCGCCGCTGGTTGTCATCAACGTCTATATTGCGCTTGCTACGGCGTCGTTGGTTCAGGCTCGCTGGATGGATGCGTGGCCGGTGGCGATGGGATGGTTCATCGCGCACTTCCTGACGCTCTGGCTGCAAAGCGATGGCAGTGTTTATACCAGTGCTGGACAGGTGGCTCAGGCTGGAGCGAATCGGGGGATTCTTACCTCCAAATCAGCCGATGGCGTCAGTGCCGGGATTCAGCCGGTTAGCGGGCTGGATTCATGGGCCGCATGGAATATGACCAGTTACGGTGTCCAGTTCGCTACTATGGCGAAAGTCATTGGTGGTGGTCCGTTGTTGCTTTGGTAGAGCATGGTTGTTAGGCATGGGGGAAAGCTTATGCGACACCAGGAATTCAGCAATCGCGTTCAGCAGTTAATTCAGGCCAAATTTATCGAAAGTTCTGAAGTACAGGAGTTGCTTGAGGAACTACAGGAACAGGGCGTTTTGCCGGTTATTGAGGTTGGCGTGGCAGTCGCGTTCACCAGCAAGGAAGCAATGGAAGATTTCAGTAAGGCTGACGATGATCCGCCTCCGTTTCCGATGACCGATGAAGCGTTCCTGGCGGCATTACGAATTCAACCGGATATTGTTCCATGAAGTCTTCTCTCACAGTTCAGCGCATGGCGCCGGGGAAACTGGATTCGCTTCGGGCGAAAATGAACCAGATACAACAGATGGATGTGTATGTTGGAATTCCGGCTGACAAGACGCTCCGCAAAGAGGATGAAATCAATAACGCAAGTTTAGCTTTCATCATGGAGCACGGTTCGCCGTTGAGGAAAATTCCGGCGCGACCATTCCTGAAGCCGGGAATTGCTACAGCAAAGGCGTTAATTAGTAAAGAATTGGCGGAGGCGTCGAAGTCGGTTATTGCGGATTCGCCACTCGATGCGGAAAAGCACTTAAAGCGGGCG